TTTTTTAATTTTATCATAAGGATTGATAAATCTCCAATAATACACCTTTATCATAGAACTCAGATTCAATGTTTTTAATTTGTTCAATAATAATTGAATCAACGCTTTCAAATGATATCTCTCCAGGTGCTAAGTCATTTTCATGTTCAGTAGTTTTAACTGGAATTAGCGACATTTCTCTTAATTCATGTTGCGGAATTAATTGTTCTCTGATATAATTAGATTCCTCATATGAGATATCGATGTCCAAATGTACTCTAACATGAGCATTCTTAATCAATAGCCCTTCTGGGTTCTCTAATACTTCACTTAGTTTGTAAACTCTGTATACAGGTTGATCAGGCCAAGAATGAAAGACAGGTTCTTCGTCCCATTCTAACACCATCATGCCTCTAGCATCATCACCAGCATCTGCATAATTATGAGGGAAAGCATTACCCATATACCAAACATTCTTTCTTGCTTGACGTTTGTGAAAATGTCCTGAGAATACTTTGTCAAAGTGTTCTAAATGATCTGTATTCGCACCGCCGTGATCTGGCATTTCTATCATAGCATTCATGTAGAAGTGTGGTAACTCTAAATGAGCAAACAAATACTTGCCCTTCTTCTTTCTAAGTAGTTTATGATCGTCACCACATAGCCAAGGAGCAATAACGCAATTGCCTTCTTCAAGGAATTCATCAACGATGACTACATTATTGAGATGTTTTGCCCACTCAACTGAGTGAATATCTCGTTTGTCTCTGTAATAGAGGTCGTGATTGCCTGTAATAAAATAAACTTTTTCAAACGCATTGTTAAGTTTCTCTAACGCATTGAGACCGAACTGTAAAGTATGCATATTAATACTTGCTCTGTGATGATTCCAATCACCCAAGAATAAACAGGTCTCACATCCTTCTGCTTTAGATTTTTCGATGAACCAATCCACAAAATCACTACAATCTTGGTTATGCTGTATACTATTACTCTTTAACCCGAAATGTATGTCTGTGAATACAGCCGCTTTTTTAAAAAGATTACTCATAATTAGTTTTCCCAGTATTCATCATCTATTATACACACTAAAGGTAGGCAAAGCAAGACGTTTGGACGCCTTGTTTGCCCAATATCATTACTGATATTATTCAGTGTATGTTTCTACTGGTTTTTCTGCGCCTAACCCTGTGTAGTCCTTCATCTGACGAGAGAAAGATGGGTTTAGTCCGTTCATTTCGAGGATATCATCTCTGATATTTTGATTACGTTTCTCAGTGTTAAGAACTCTACAGAAACTATTAGTGATTGCCGCAGTATAATATGCGAAAGGATTGGCTGACTTTGCTTCATTGAATCGTAAGCCGACATATGTCAACTGTAAGATAGCAGAGTTACGCATCTCATCATTGTAAGTGTAACCACGCCAGTTGTATTTCATAGCATACTTTTCACATAGCATAATGTACATACGTGCTAGTTTGTCAGTCAATGCTCCATTAGTAGCAGTGAAAGAACCAGTCTTCATGCCACCTTTCCAATGAGATTTACCAACTAAAGTTAAAGTCATGGTGTTAGCATCTAAAAGATAATGTTGAAATGGGGGAAAGTTTACTTTAGAATGAACCATGTCATCAACAACTGCTTTTGTTTTTTTGTCTTCTAAATCAGCAAATGAATCTTCAGATGAATCCTCATCGAAATCAATAATGTCTACTGCTTTCTTTTTCTTAACAACTTTGCGAGGTTGTTTTTGAGTTAACGGAATATGATCCCAAGTCATTACCCTAAACATTAACCCATCTGTTTCAATTGTACTTGGGTCAAGTTTATTTTTGCCTGTCAACCCTTGCTCTGCTGATAGTCTTAAAGACTTTAATAACTTTGCTTCTTCGATTTGTTCTGGTTGTACACACCATGCTAAACTTTTTTCTAAGCCAGATTCAAACATGTCAGCGATTAAATCATACTGATGATGTTGTTTTTTTGTATATGAACAATACGAAGTTTTGCTTTTATGGATTTCTTTTAAAATATCCTTGTTATTTAAATAATTGACTGTTTTTCTTGGTGCTGGCATTAATTTTCCTTTTATGTTGTGGTATTTCTATAGGTCTATGTGTACTCATTGTATAGTAAGTTGCGTCTAATTACAACTAATACGGGTAAATTTCCGGGGGTTTTTGTAAAGATAAATATATCATGTGAGAATACTATTTATACAAATAGGTATATCCATTTAATTTAGGAATAATGTAATATGTTGATAACTACAAATGAAGGTGCAAAAGGCGCCCAAGAAGCAGAATCTGCATCCATAAACGGAGATTGGCGTGTCCGTTTGTCGTTGGCACCAGAAGCTAAATATCTGTACAATGCTACACCTCCAGGAATCCTTGCTCCGTTAAAAGACACAGACGGTGTTGTATTCCCATATACTCCTACAATAAACATTAGTTACAATGCTAATTATGACGGCACTTTACCAACACATTCAAATTATAGAATAAATCAGTATACGAGTAGTGAGGTAGGTGATATTACTGTAACTGCTGAATTTACAGCACAGGATACACTAGAGGCAAACTATGTGTTAGCATGTATTCATTTTTTTAAATCAATGACTAAAATGTTTTATGGACAAGATGAGAATCCAAAAAATGGAACTCCACCCCCTTTAGGTTTTTTTCATGGGCTAGGAACATTTCAACTTAACAATCACCCTATAGGCATTACTAATTTTTCATATGCGTTGCCTAAAGACGTAGACTATATTCGAGCAACAAATTCTGATGCTCAAACAGATTCAACAGTTACACTTATCGGCGGACAAATATCACCTGGTGGTACTAAACCACCTCCTAACTTCCCAGTAACTCAGGACACAGGCATTACTTATATTCCGACAAAAATGACAATGACAATTACATGTGTTCCGATCATTAGTAGAAATACTATTAGTAATAAATTTAGTCTCAAGGATTACGCATCTGGTAAACTTGTACGTGGCAATCAACAAAACTTTCCAGGTATGTGGTAATGGCTAGCACTAATAACAACATATATCCAAAAACAAGCCCTTACTACAATTCACAAATTGTAAATAACAACTTTTTAGATGTATTGCAATTTAACACGCCGATTCCACCAATATCATCTGATGCTGACTTCACCGTTACAGCACAGTATGAGTTTAGACCAGATTTACTAGCACAGCACTTATACAACGATCCTAGATTATGGTGGGTATTTGCCGCCAGAAATCCTGACACATTAGGACCAGATCCATACTTTAACTTAGTGTCAGGTATCACAATTAAAATACCAACACAAAGCACTATTACATCTTCATTGGGTATATAATGGCAGAAGAAACAGGCAGACGTTTAGATAATCCATTAGGGGTGTTAAGTTCTTATACATACCAAATCTCTCTTTATATGGTAAGTCCTACAGCCTATGATGCATTTACATCAACTGGTAGAACAAAGATTGAAGCACTACAAAATATAGAAGGCTCTATTGAGGGTGCCGGCACTGCATTTTTAATAGCACAATCAGGCGGTATTAATAACGAAACACAATCAAGGGCAAACGGTTTTACTAAAGATGTTTATATTGATAATCTTTTAATAGAACACAAAGTCGGAGCCCCAGCAACACAATCAGCAACAAGTACATATAATGTAACGTTTGATATTACAGAGCCGTATTCATTTTCATTTACTAACAATTTAAGAAGAGCAAGTAATGCGATCATCGAAGCAGAACCAGATAAATTTGCTAGTGGTAGTCCTGATCAAGGTTCTAGGCAATTTTTTATATTAGGTATAAAATTTTTAGGTTATGACGAAAATGGAAATATAGCATCTGGCAAAGAAGTAACAATGGAAGATGGTCAGCCTATTGATGCCGCGGCAACTGGTGATTTTATGTTTGAAACTTTTTATGATATTATGATCACAGGAATAAGATTTTCTATAGACGGACCAGCAACGCAATATAAAATTCAAGCCAAAAATCCTTCAGCAGGAAAAGCAACTAGTACAAAGGTTGGAAGATTAAAAGGGCCCTATACAGTCGCTAGTAGCACCCTCCAAGAAATGTATGATGGTGAAAACGGTTTGTTTACGCAATTAAATAAATTTGAACAATCTTTAACTGAAGGAGGAGATAAGGCATCACAAGAGTACGCAAACAAGTATGTAATTGAATTTATTGGTGATGACGCAGATTCTTTAAGCAAAGCAAGTATGTTAAGTGAAGCCGATTTAAACAAAAGTACTTGGGCCCAACTAAAACCAAATGCTCAAAGTCCCGCGACTGATCAAAAAGATGCAAAATCAAACCCTAATAATAGTGAAAGACAATTTATCTTTAAAAAAGGTGAACCTATTATATCAACATTTGATATGTTGATCAAAACTAGTTCATATATGAAAAATGCTTTACAAGTGATATATCAAAATAAAGTTGGTCCTAATTTAGAGTCAGGTAAACCAGAACAAACAGAAGGATCTAGTCAACAACGCATTGCTTGGTATCATGTAACTCCTGTTATTTCTGATCTTAAATGGGACGGTCTAAAAAATGACTGGGCATATACAATGACATATCGAGTAGAAACACATCAAACTCCGATAGTAAATGTCGGAGGTACTAATCCAGGAACAGACTATTATGGTCCTCATAAAAGATATGAATATTGGTGGACTGGTCAAAACAAAGAAATTTTAGATTATAAACAAAACCTTGATTATTTATATTATAATGAAACTATAGGCAATGTAAGTAAAAATGATAACTCTGCGGATAAATCAGTAAGCGTGTCAACTAATGTACAAGATACAGAACAATCTAAAGACGGATCTTTCGGATCATCTCAATCGATAGAGAACTCATTTATAACTAGTCTTTATTCACCAGATTCATATGCTAAAGCAAAAATTACACTGTTCGGAGATCCAGATTACCTCGTGACAGATTTTCGAGGCGGACCAAATGAGCCGTATCAACGATTTTATGGTGATGATGGATTTAGACTTAACGCAAATGGTGGACAAGTGTTTATAGAGATTGACTTTAAAGAAGCCCTAGACTACAATGATGGTGGTCAAAGCCAAATATATTTAGACCAATACAATATTACTACATCAAACACTGGTGTACTAGATATCAATGAAAGTATTTTATTTTTTAAATATCCAGACTGGATAGCAAATCAGATTAAAGGAGTTGCTTATACAATCGTTGATATTAAATCAAAATTTTTAGGAGGAAAATTCACTCAAATACTAGATTGCAACCTAACATCTTTTCCTACTAATCCACCAGGCGCACCTCCAACAAACGGAGCCGCTGGCGCCGCCTTTGTTGGTCCTAGGCAAGAAGAAGATGGCGGTGAGGGAAGAGAATTGCCGCTACCTCTACCTATTATAGGAGTATTTTAGAATATGCCAAGAGACGTAGATAAAATAAAAGGAAAACTAAAAAGAGATCCTGGTCCGTACCCTATACTTTGTATAGTATACGGCACTGCTGATCCTCAGCGAATGGGACAAATACAAGTTTACCCTTCAGAAAGTTTAGATACTTCTACAACTGAACCAGCAACTTACACAGTTAAAAAATTGTTTAGTTCTTTTGGTGAGACACGTGGAAACGGACCAGAAACTGGCTGGGGAGATTACACTACTAATCCAAGTTCATATGGTCAATGGAATTCTCCGCCAGATGTAGGCTCACAAGTTATCTGTATCTTTGTTAATGGTGATCCTAATCAAGGTTACTACATTGGTTCAGTAGTAAATACAACTAATCCTAATCTTGGTCCAGTGCCAGCTATAGGTGGAACTGAGAATGTTACACTCAATGCTGGAGAAGGCGCATCATATGGCGGTGCAACAAGACTTCCTGTTACTAACATAAACACAAACAACGCAGAATTAGCACATACTGTTGACTTTTTGTCTGCGGCTAAACCAGTACATAGTTATGTTGCTTCTATCATGCAACAGCAAGGCATTCTAAGAGACAAATATAGAGGCCCAATTTCAAGTAGTGCAACAAGAGAAGCATCAAGTAGAGTAGGTTGGGGTGTAAGTACTCCCGGCAGACCAATCTATCAAGGTGGTTACACAGATGAAACTCTTGCATCTGAACTCGATGCTGATCCACAAGATTATAACGTTATAGCAAGACGAGGTGGACATTCACTTGTTATGGATGATGGAGATATTATTGGACGTGATCAATTAATTAGATTGCGTACAGCATTAGGGCATCAGATTCTAATGAGCGATGACGGACAGATGTTATCTATCTTACACTCAAACGGACAATCATACATTGAATTAGGTAAAGAAGGTACAGTTGATATCTTTGCTACTAACTCAGTTAATGTACGTACACAAGGTGATCTTAACTTACATGCAGACAACGATTTAAATCTTCATGCTGGTAGAAATGTTAATATCAACGCAAGTGAAAACCTGTCAGTCAACTCAGATAAAAAATACTCACAAAGAGTTGGCGAAGAGTATGCCTTATATTCTCTTAAAGATATGACATTTAAATCAGATGCCGCTATCGGATTAGGGGCGGCTGGACAAATAGGCTTAACAGCCGCCGCAGAAATATGTCAAACTGGATTAGAGATACAGTTAAATGGTACTGCCGCATCGCTAAAAGCAGATAAAGTTGAACCAATAGAAATAACTCAACACCCAGATACCTTATTTGATAAAACTGTTGGTTGGGCCGCGGCTTTAGCCAAACTAAGCAGTATTACAAGTAGAGCACCAGCCCATATGCCTTGGATGAGTGCTAATCAAGGAGTTGATGTAATAGTTGAGTCAGGAGCAGATGAAGCACTGCCACCACCACCGTCAGCAGGAGTATCAGCAGTTAACGCATTAGCGGCAACAACTGATCAACCTGGAGTCACTGGAGCAACATCAGCATCAGTGCCAGAAGTTGGAGCAATTAGTGGGTCACTTGATAAAAACGCAACAACATCAATGCTCGGTGGAATTGCTACTTCAGCGGCAGGTTCAGTTAACGAGGCAGTTGCTACAGGAACTCAAATTGTAACTGACGCGGCAGGCGGACTAAGTGCGTCAATTGGTAGTTTCGGTCAAACAGCATCACAGTTAGCATCTGGCGGAGTTCTTAAGCCAGGAGCAGACACGATGGTTAATACATTAGTAAGTTCAGGCAAAAGCATTAAAGATTCAATGCCAGCATCAGTGTTTACTGGGAAAAATGGTACAAATAGTTTAACGTCATTAATTCAGAATCCTTCAACTCAAGCAAAATCCGTAGTAACAAATTTACAAAAAGGACAAACAGCATTAACAACGATTGGTGTAATATCAGGTAAAGAAACATCTACTGCGATTGCAGGTGTAGTAGCAGGGACAGGTACATCATCAGTAGGTGGTGGTAGTCTTAGTTCTACAGTTACTTCAACAACAAACACGTTAAACTCATTAACAGGAGGTGGAGGTGGCTAATCCAATTACAACTGCTTCAAAAGATACCTTAAATTCTATAGGGCAAGGAGCAAAATCAGCATTATCGAGTACGTTGTCAGGCGGAACTGGTGGAATTACTAAAGCACTAGACACATTAGGTAAAGTAGAAATGCCTAGTCTTCCTGGTTTGCCTGATATTAATCTTGCTGGTAAGTTTGATGCTGATCTTGGTGCGGCGGCATCATCTTTTAGATCAATTACAGCAACATTTAAACCTCTCGAAGTTGGAGTGCCACAAGATTTAGGAGCAATAGCAGAAAAAATTGCAGGAGATGTGACAGCCGCGGCTGAAGGCGTAACTGGTGGAGACTTGGCATCGTTGAGTGTGAATACTGGATTGGCAGAAAACGCCATTGCCGGTGCCAAAGATAAAGTTGCAAGTTTAGCTGGTTCAGCTACCAGTTTAGCAAACACTGGAAAATTAGCAACTGCGGCAAAAATTGTATCTAAAGGTGCTTCAGCAACAACTGCGGCAGTAGCGGCATCTGGTGTAAGCAATCTACCAGGCGGACAAAAAATTGCTGGTAGCGTAGTTGATAATGCAAAAGGTGTTTCAAACGCAGTGGCTGATGGGTTATCATCAGTAACAGATCAAGTTGGTGGAATAGCGGCGGCGGCATTTTCTGGCAAAGACCCGAGTGCAGGAATTAAAGATTTGTTAGGAGACGCAGGTTCAAAACTTGGCGGACTATCAAGTAAGTTGTCAGGAGCATTAAGTCCTGGAGCGGCGGCGGCATTAGTAAGCGCCTTAGCATCACTAACATCAGGTGGTGGGGCAGTACTTAAACTGCCTACAGTAGCATTAAACACATTTGGGACAAGAGAAAGTTTGTCGGGTTTAGTAGATAATGTATTAGGAAATCCACTAATACCTAGACCAAATTTATTAGGCATTATACCTGATGATGCTCTTAGTGCTTTTAAATCTTTAAAATCTTTAAAAGCCAGTTTAGCAGAAAAAACTAAAACAGTCGCATCTGAAGAAAAGAAAATAGCAGGGAAACAAGCGAAATATGCAGAACTCTTATCTACGTTGCCAGCAGGTTCTCCAGAAATTGAAAAAGCAAAACAAGAATATGAATCAGCAGTGAATTCACCAGCATATAAAAATGCTATCTTAGAAGCCAAAGCAGTCACAGAAGCGATTGGTAAAGGCATAGAGCCTGCTGTACAAGTAGCAACACCGAGTAATCAATTCAGCAAACTAGAAGAACTTATAACAACAACAGCAGAAAATGAAGCATCAAACGCACTAAACAATGAAAGTAATTCTAATGCGGCGCCAGAATTAACACAACTAGTAGACCTAACAGATACATTTAATCCAATATTTGATGACGGTTTAAATACTTACTCAGTTGTAACAGACGAAGAAGTTGTAATACCAGGCGGTGAAGCAGTAGTAGATAATACAGTAGACGGTGTTGTAGGTCCACCTACTGTACCACCTAATATTCCAGGTGGTGGGGGTGGCACAGGCGGCGGTTGTGTATTGCTAGATAGTTATATACCTTTAGTAGAATCTGAGATATTTAATGGCAGAGAAATTAAACAGGCTTATCAGTTAAGAGAAGGATATGCTATATCGTTAAACACAGCAGATGAAGAACTCAATACATACATTGGTTCAGTAGTATTCAATGTAGTAGATTTACAGCCATGTGTTCGCATTGAAACAGCACAAGGCATCTCATTAAACTGTTCTACAACTGCTCCAATCTTTACTAAAGATTCAGAATTTATTGACGCACCGGACTTGATGAACAAGCAAATTCTATGTATGAAAGATAACAAAGAGTTTTGGGACGAAGTTGTTTCAATTGAGAGTATAGGTGAGAAGTTCGTTGCTGTTATTAATGCTGGAGATACAGCATTCTGGGCAGGTGAGCAAGATGGATCTTATGTACTGCATCATAATGCCAACAAGTTCACAACTGATCTCTCTATTACTTGGAAGAAGAAATAACATAGGATATAAATAGAAGTATGGCAACATTTATAGGATTTTCAACAATAGGCGCAGATAAACCGAGAACGGTGAATCCTTTGCCTGTAAGTGCGACTGGTGTAAACAATGGTATTACAGATCCTACAGTTTTTGGTAAAAAATTTAAACTCATAGATGAACAATTAGTCATACAAGATTTTGTCAACGCTTTAAACATCCGTAAAGGGGAAAAAGTTGGACAACCTGATTACGGCACTACTCTCTGGGACTTTGTGTTTGAACCAAATACTGCTGATGTTTCACAAGCATTACAAAATGAAATAAGACGAGTCTCAAGTTTAGATAGTAGAATTAACATTAACACAATAAGATCATATCAGAGAGAAGAAGGTATCTTAGTTGAAGTTCAATTATCTATTAATCCTTTTAATAATCCTGGGGATATAGCAATCGTTTTTAACCCAGACACGAACGCCGCAACACTCTCTTTTTAATAAAAAACCCTGGTTTTCCATAAAGATAAATACTCTTAACAGGAAACAACTATGGCAACAAGTTCACGTCAATCGAGTCTATTTGGGGTAAATGATTGGAAAGCAATCTATCAAACCTTCTCACAGGCCGATTTTAGAAGTTACGATTACGAAACATTAAGAAAGAGTTTCATCGATTACCTTCGTCTATATTACCCTGAAAATTTTAATGACTATGTAGAAAGTTCAGAGTTTATTGCTCTACTTGATGTCATGTCGTTCATGGGTCAAGGACTTGCGTTCAGAAACGATCTAAACGCCCGTGAGAACTTTATAGATACTGCTGAACGTAGAGACTCAGTTGTTAAACTTGCTAACTTAGTAGGCTATACACCTAAAAGAAACAATTGTGCTTCTGGATATATGAAAGTGCAAACAATCAGAACAACTGAAAACATTACAGATGCAAACGGTGTTAACTTAAGTAATATACCAGTCACTTGGAATGATCCAGGCAATGTTAATTGGTTAGAGCAAATGAACACAATTATCAATGCTACTCTCATCGATACACAGCGAATTGGTAATCCAGGAAACACGACTGATATTCTTGGGGTCAACACAAGTGAATACGCAATTAATTTACCAGCAAACACTTTGCCAATTGTGCCCTTCGTATCTCAAGTAGATGGCACTTCAATGAACTTTGAATTAGTAAGTGCTACCGCACTTGATAAAACATACGTATATGAAATTCCACCAGCACCGACTGGTCGAATGAACATGTTATATAGAAATGATAGATTAGGGTTTGGTTCACCAAACACTGGGTTCATGTTTTACTTTAAACAAGGTACTTTACAAAATTCTACTACTACGTTTCAACAACAAATAGCAAACGAAACATATGATATTGGTATCAACGGTGTCAACAACACTGATACATGGTTGTATCAAGTCAACGCAGACAGCACATTAACATCTTGGGAAGAAGTAGAGAATGTCTACGCAGACGCATATTTACAAACAGAATCTAGTAGCAAAAAAATCTTCTCTGTAACATCACGTGCTAACGATCAAGTCACTTATGTCTTTGGAGACGGAGTGTTTTCAGAAATTCCTGTAGGTAGTTTCAGAGCCTATGTGCGTGGTAGTAACGGCTTAACTTACACAATAGAACCTTCAGAAATGAACGGTGTGTCTGTAACTATAACTTATCTAAGTAGAACAGGCAAAACTGAAACTCTTAGTATTCAATTAGGATTGCCTTTAACAGTTTCTAACGCACAAGCAAGAGAACCAATTGCACAAATTAAACAAAGAGCACCAACAAGATACTATACACAAAATCGTATGGTTAACGGAGAAGACTACACAAACTTCCCATACACACTTTATAGTTCAATCATTAAAAGTTCTGCGATTAACAGAAGTTCAATTGGTGTTTCTAAAAACTTAGACTTACTTGACCCAACTGGTAAGTACTCAAGTACAAACTCTTTCGGAGATGACGGAGCATTGTACCAAAATTCTGCTGACGGCTTTTTAACATTACAAGTAAACAATACATCAGACATTATTCAATTCTTTACAGATGATTTAGCATCAGTACTTGCTTTAAATCGTGCTAATCAATATTATATTCAAAATTATACACGTTATGCGTATCCAGGAACAAGTAGTGGTAGTACTTTATATTGGAAAACAAGTTCAGTAGATTCATCAAGTGAATCTGGTTATTTTTATACATTGTCTGGTACTGTAGAAACACCAGAACCATTGGGCATCTTTACAACAACGAACGCAAAATACGCAACAACAGGTGCTATTGTAAAATTAACAGCTCCAGCCGGATTTTATTTTGATAGTAATAATCGTCTTATAGAAGGTATACCAAGTGCGAGTGAAAAGAATTACATTTGGTCAACAATATTAAATGTTGTCGGAGATGGTAACAACTCTGGGCAGGGTTCGTTTGCTAACGGTAAAGGACCAGTCACTCTTAATGGATTTGTCCCTGACACTGTAACTCTAACAGAGATTATTCCTGTCTTTGATAATTCTTTGTCAACAGTTATAATACAAGAAGCAATTCTTAAAATTGAATTACAACAAGACTTTACTTTAATCTTTAATAATTCATTATTGATTAACCAAGAACGTTGGTCAATTGGTGCGCCTACAGCAACTAATTACTTTGTCAAGTTTACTAGTTTAGGAAACAATCGTTATACAGTAACTTACAGATCACTTACATACTATTTCGGTAGTGTTGCTGATACACGATTTACTTTTAGTAAGAATGAATTAGTATACGATCCGTTTACAGGTAAAATTATACAAGACTTTATTAATGTACTTGGCATCAACACACAATTCGGAAAAACTACTGCTTTAGGAGCAGACACAAAAGTTAATATATTAGGACAAACAGTTGAATCAGATGGTTATGTAAACGACTTTCAAGTTGAAGTTGCGGCAACTGATGTTAATAACTCAACACTTATTTTAGATCCAGACTTCTTTAATGATGTAACTGGTTACGTAAATAATGGTGCGAATATAGGATTGTACGTGTTCTTTAGAACTGTTACAGATCCTATTAACTTAACAAGACAATTAATTGTTCCAAGTACAGATGTGAATTACGTTTATGGAACAAAAGCACAAATTGAAACTGTCAAATATGAATTTGCTGTAGGACAATTATTCTATGCATACTCAGAAAACAAATTTTATAAAACAATACAAGATCCAACTATTACGACACCATTTTATATTGTGACATTACAAACAGATTATTCAGTCCAATCAGGTCGTCAAGGATTAGATTATCAGTATAGACACAATGCTAATAACACAACACGTATTGATCCAGCAACTACAAACATTATTGATTTGTATATAGTAGCACAAGCATATTATACAGCATATAAGAATTGGATACAAGACACTACTGATACTGTAACAAAACCAACACAACCAACATTGAATGAACTACAATCAGATTATCCATTAATAGATAATTACAAAATGTTGTCAGATAGTGTAATATTAAACAGCGTTACATTTAAGCCGTTGTTCGGTGCTAAAGCAGATACTTCTTTACAAGCAACGATTAAGGCTGTAAAATCAACAACGACAAATGCTTCTGATAGTGAAGTAAGAAGTGCTGTATTATCAGCAATGGATACTTACTTTAACATTGATAACTGGAACTTTGGTGATACTTTCTTCTTTTCAGAATTGAGTGCGTACTTACATGAAACAATTGGTGACTTAGTTAGTTCAGTTGTTCTTGTATCAAATAATCCAGAAAAGTTATTTGGTGATTTGTATGAAATTAAATGTAGGCCTTATGAAATATTTGTAAACGCCGCCACAACAAATGATGTTGTTATCGTAGCCGCTTTAAGCCCGGCCACATTACAGTCTTAAGGGACTATTAAACTATGGCAAGAATAAGAACACTACAGTTTTTACCAGAGATATTTAAAACCTCAACCAATGCTCAATTCTTAGGAGCAACACTTGACCAGTTAGTTAATGATCCTGTAACAACAAAGTTACAAGGATATGTAGGTAGTAAATTTGGTTACGGTGTTAACGCAAAAGACTACTATGTTACTGAACCAAACGCAACTCGTACTGATTATCAATTAGCGCCTGGTGTTGCTTTTCTAAATGAAAATCAAGCATCAGCAAAAGACTTCTTAAGTTACCCTGAGTTAATCGATGCTCTTAAATTATCAGGCAGTGTTGTCAATGACAATGATCGCTTATTTAAGAGTGAGTTCTATTCATGGGACTCGTTTACAAATTTAGATAAACTTATAAACTTTAATCAATACTACTGGATACCAGAAGGTCCTCCAGTCGTGGCAGTTTCATCAGCAATAGTATTTTCCGAAACTGATTATGTTATAACTGATACAGCAAATGCCTACAACATTCGTCCTCAGAGTTCAGCAACTGGTACACTTAATCCTACTCTTACATTGTTGCGTGGTGGAACATATCGTTTTGCTGTCAACCAAGAAACTCAGTTTTGGATTCAAGGTGTTCCAGGTATCACTGGATTAGACGGAGCACAAAACACAAGAAACATATTAGGTGTTAACAATAACGGAGCATCGCAGGGTTATGTTACGTTTACAGTGCCTCAACGAAACGCACAAGATCAATATCTTTTTCCAGGAAACAACACAGTAGATGTCGTAAGTACTAAACTTTTTTCCGAAATTAATGGACAAACATTATCTACTATAGGTAACATAGACGGTGTCACATCACTTGAAAATCTTACTGTTATGTTCTATAATACTGAAGAGCCAAATGAAGTAGGCTTTGTACAATCGTTCTTTGATGAGAACGGAGCAAACTATGATGTGAATTTAACATCTACTAGTATTGTAGCACCAGTAACATTAGCAATTACTGAAACAACTGCAGACGCTATTATTACATCTGGTTCAACAGCAGACTTGTTTCTTAATCAAACTGTAACATTTACACAACCAGATGGTACTCCATTATTAGGTGGATTAGATGTTGATATTATATACTATATTAAGGAAATTGTCAATGCCACAACATTTAGAATTTCAGCACAGTTAAATGGTCCCGCTTTAACGTCATTGACTCCAGAAACTGGAACAATGAATGCGAACATCAACGAAGGTCTTTTTGAAGAAGGTTTCTATACAAACGTTAGTGAAAACTTTTACACAATTACATATGTTGGAGATGTTACTAACCCAACTATTCGTTTAATACCAGCAAATGTAATTCCAACTGAAGAAAAGATTACAACACAATTTGGTACTGACTATATAGGTTTAGATTTTTATCGTAATGAATTTGGTGTTATTTTAGAAATTCCATACTTGTCAGCATTACTAGATACATTATACTACCAAGATGGAACAAACACAAACAAAGTAGGATCAATTAGATTAATTGAAAGTAATTTAACAAACACTTTAAATGTAGACGAAGATGTCATAGGCAAGAAAACATTTAAATCAACAAATGGTGTTGAGTTTACTAATGGACTTAAAGTTGAGTTTCAAGGTGATATTGTCCCTAGTAGTTACTTGTCAGGAGAATACTATGTTGAAGGTGTAGGAGAAGCAATACAACTTATACCAACGACTGACTTAACAGTCCCAGAAGATTTTACTGGCACAGAGTTTATTCCTTATGACACATTAAATTATTCAATCGGTAACTTTGACGTTGAACTGTTTATACCTATTGACGAAGACTACATTACTATTGCGAGAAACGCAATTAATAAAAACGCATGGTCACGATCTAATAGATGGTTTCATATTGATGTCATCCAAGCATCTGCTGATTATAATGATAACCCAACTATCATTACTACATATGCTACAGGAAAAAACAAAGCAAAACGACCTATAATTGAGTTCTATCCAAATCTAAAACTATTTGATGCTGGTACAGAAGCAAAAGCTCCAGTTGACTTTGTAGATACTAGAACAACAAACGCATTTGCACAAGTTGCGAATCAACAAGCATACTATCCAGATATAGAATCATACACAACATACAACGCAACGATAGCGGCAGCCACAGCGGCTACGACTACAACAATAACAACTGCGACAGCTAATATTACTAAGCCGTTCCAAGTTGGTCAGTCTGTTGCTGATTCAACAAATCTATTGCCAAGAAACACAACGATCACAGCAATTAATGTTACTGGTATCAATACTGTTTTAACTGTGGTATGGGATACTGCTTCTACCTTTATAAGTACATCTGTAGCATCTATTGTCGGTAGTGATACAAATGTTAATAACTATCAATTGTTTTCTGGAGCAAGAGTTGTTTTTACAGCAGACACTGATTCGCAAGTTAAAAACAAGATTTATGTCGTTGGTTTCTCAACGATTACTCCTGGTTCAACACCTATAATTACATTGTCAGAAACAGTAGACTCACCAGTCTTAGTTGATAATCAAACTGTTGCTCTTCGTGGATATTATAATCAAGGTTCTACTTTCTGGTTCGATGGAACAGCATGGGAAGAAGGTCAACAAAAACTGACAGTCAATCAAGCACCGTTGTTTAATGTCTATGATAAGAATGCTGTATCATTTGGTGATGCTACAATCTATCAAGGCACATCTTTCTTAGGTGATAAACTTTTTGCTTACGGTAAAGGTACTGGAACAAACGACCCTGTATTAGGTTTCCCTGTTCGTTATTCTGATATTGTCAATCAAGGTGATATTAGTTTTGATGTTTCATTAAACATTGATACGTTTTCTTACGTAACAGGTACAACACCAGTTACTACAAAAGTAAACACAGGTTATGTGTACAATTATGATACACGTATCACAAAAACACGTGAGTTAGGTTGGCAAACAGCACTTGCCCCCTCAGTTCAATATCAAATATTTGAACTAGAATATACTAAAGGGACCACAGCCAAATTTACGTGTGATGTAGCAGTTATACCGGAAGACGCAACTGTCACTGCTAAATGGCCGAGTGTACAAGTTTATGTCAATAATGTTTATCAATTGCCTACTGAGTACACAGTCACATCAACTGATACGTCTACTATAGTAACATTGAATACTGCTCCAACAGCAGACACTCCTATACAGATTTTAGTATTAAGTAATCAAACATCGGCTACTGCTTATTATAGCATACCTATTAATTTAAGCAATAACCCGTTTAATGAAAATTTACAAACAGCAGACATTGGTGACATTAGACAACAATACCAAGATATTTTTATTAACAACCCATCTTCGACTGGTGTTGTTTTTGGTGCCAACAACTTACGAGACTTAGGCAATCTTGTACCTTATGGTACAAGCATTATTCAGAATTCTGCGGCACTTGTATTGCCAAGTATTTTCTTGCGTAAGTCTGAACACAATTTATTCAATGCGTTACAATTTAACTCACAGCAATACGTAAACTATAAACAATTAATTGTCAAAACTGTTAATGACATAAATTGGTCACAAAGATTTAGTCCAAGTTATATATTAGATACAGCACTTGATCAAATAGTCGCCTCAAAATCTGAAGGAGCATCATTCTTTTGGAGTGACATGTTGCCCTCACAATCTCCTTATAAGACGAACACTTATACATTTGCGAA